TTGTACTCATACTCAGCCATGTCACGGTTTTCCATGTTCATGTCTTCGTCCTGAGTGGGAAGAGGACAAGAGTTGCCCTCTTCAGTCTCTTCCATCTTATCGACAGGCATACCATCCGGAAGGATGCTGATCATAATTGTAGTCATCAGTACGTCTTCCCTCGTTTGCCGCTGTCACGCGCATCGCCTGCACGACGTTCCGCTTCTCTGTTTCCACGAGAAACCGCATCTGCTTTGTCACGCTCTGTCACATAAATACCATCAGGGCTGCTGGTGCTGTCCTCTCCGTCCCCATAGATAGACTTACCTAAGTTCTTTGGCCGCGCTTTGGGGCGCATAGATTTCATTGGTGCAGGCATTGTTCTCTCCTATTCCATTATCTCAAAGTGAGGCGCATCGATAAATGGACGACGGCCCTGCGAACGACGTAAGTCTACATACTCGTTCATAGCTTCTTCCGCGGTGCCTTCATAGGCCCCTATGTCATCGATGTGCCAAGCCGCGCCCCAACGAATCTTGACGCCGCAATCTTTAGCGGCAGCTTTCATAGCGTCGGCAATCTCATCATAGAGATTGAGTTCCCATCGGCCCCCGTCAATATACGCCATTAAATCAACAGCATAACCTCCAAGGTGCTTGCTTTTCATAGTCTGGCTTGCACCTTTCGCGACCAAGGCTTCCTGCTCCTTGCGGGTTCTAAGACCACAGATCACACTGAAGTCTTGCTCACTGATTCCAATAGCTGCTCGTACAACGGCTTGTAGAGAAGCATCAACGCCCTCAAGCCGTTCGTTACTACGGTTTCCCAGTTTGTATGTCATTTTGTTAATCCTTGTTTCTTCTCATAGCTTCTCAAACCACCAAGCCCGAGCATTCCCATCATAACCGTCATCAGGCTAGTCATGTCAAACGTAGGAAGTTCCGGTATCTGAACGCCAGCAACCGTAACCCCAAAAAGAATGAGCGGCTGTAAGACAAAGTGGTACGCAAACGCAGCCCCGCAAACCCATCCGATGAATGGTCTCCATCCGCCCTTAAACACCGAGCCAGATTCTGCTTCAGCTTTGTTCACCTCTACCTGCGCAAGCATCGCCTCTTGAGCGTGATTGTCTGCCATAGTGCTAAGATCGTGCGCCAACTGTGCCGCTTTATCTTTGTCTTGGATAAACTTGCCAGCAAGTTCTGTCGCTGGTCCTATCAGTGTGCTTAGTATGCCCATTACTTTCTACCCATCCACGCTGTTGCGCCCATGAAAGCGCCGACTATTCCAGCGCCACTAATATAAAAAAGATTGCTTATGTCGCTCAATGCAGTGACACGATCCAAAGGTATGAAGAACATTGTAACCGTAAAGACACCCATACCGATTAACGTCCACCGGGCCATGCGCAGTTGAGCCAGATGTTTGCGCAGCGCATCCTCTGTTTCCCTGATCTCTTTGGCTTTCATCATTTCAGTGTCAGAAACAATTCCATCGCCGTCCATGTCGTAGGCATCGTACTTACTTTGATCTTCTAGCTTTTTCGCTGCCATCTTCTAAACTCCTTGCATACGCTACCGCGTGGTGCTTGTGGTGGGTTATTATAACAACTTTTCCGTATTTGTCATATACAACGTAATCGCCCCTCTTATTCCGGTACAACCTCAAAACAATATACCACCGTAGTACTGTTTGTTATCAACACTTTAGACTCTTTCAGAGCCTCGTTGCACTCCGCCTCAGTCGGGACTTGAGCAAGTTGATAATATTCAACCTTATTATTCGTAAACATAAACCAAACTAAGAACCACATCACCACTTCCCCTGATAACGACCCAGATAATAAAACCCTGTTACGACTCCGGCCCCAGCAATTATAAATATAACTGTGCCGACTATAAAATTGATAGTGTTGTCGATCATCTCTTGTTTCTTATAAGCCTCTGCCTTGCGTATACGGCGCATCTCTCCCTCAATGGCGAGGACTTCATCCCAAGCTGATGGCCCGTAAGTCCATGATATATGGTCTTTTATTTCCTTTCTCATGGATTCCATCTTCTTTTTCTGGGCGAAGATTTCGATAGCACTAGCACTATTATCGGACATCATCTTGTAGAACGGAGGGTTTTTTGTCTTGTCTTCAGCGTACTGAAAATCCGAAAAGGCGGCTCCCCACTTAGCCAAAGTGCCGCTCATTTCTTGAATATCCTTGCCCGCACTAATACCCTGCTTGAGAATATTAAACGCACTTGTGGCAAGGCCAACCGCCGTAATCGGATCAATCATGGGACTAGAACTCCCCGACAAACCTCTGAGGTCGGGCTATCGGACTAAACCGCTTGTTAACCGTGCCGCCAGAGGAATACTTAGTCTTTCCTGCATTGCTTAACGCAATGGCAACCGCCTGCTTCTGCGGTTTTCCAGCAGCCATTTCAGTCTTGATGTTCTGGCTGATTACATCCTTAGATCTACCTTGTTTAAGAGGCATCGTATCAACCCCCTTGTCGCATCTTATCACGCTGAACCTGGATACGTTCGCGATTAACGTCGTTACGGTTCTCCGCGATGTCCTCTTGGCTCTCAATCCGTGCCGCCGAAGTCGCGGCCTGTTGCTGCATCTTCTGCAACTCAACCAGCATCTGACCCTGATCGTCTTCTTTCTTACGCTGCAAGTCCTCTTGCTTGATAGCAAGCTCCTGCATCCGGATCTGAACCAAAGGATCGTCCATTGCACTGTTCCCTGCAGGAAGAAGCCCTGGCAGGATCTCCGCCATGATTTTCTCCATCTGCATCGAAATCAACAGTTCCATCTGACCAGGGTCCTGCATGTCTTGCTGGACCTTCGCAATCTGCATCTGTGCTGCCTGCGGATCAATAGCTCCACTCTGTGCAGCCAACTGTGCCTGCCCAATGATAGCTTCAATCTCACCCATAACCATCTTACGAGCCTTCTGAGAAACGTGTTCCATGATGTGAGAGTAAAACGTACCCATAACCTGTGGAGACGTAGCCACCAGCGGAGTTTTCATAAACGACATGTGCATACGGATATGCGCGTCATGATCCTGCTCTGGGAATGTATTCAAGATCTCGCCCATCAAAGCACGAGCATTCTCGATGGCAGGATCCAGTGGCTGCGGCTGGGGTGGTGGTGGGAGAATCTCGTCAATGTTCTGAACCTCAAGGGCCTGATACATTCGACGATACGCCGCATGAAGATTGTGCATCTGTGGGTTAGATTGCGCAAGCTGCAACTGGGTCTGTGCCAACGTGACCCTTTGTGCCATCGAGAATATGTTTGGATCACTTACAGGAATAACATCAACGCGACCGTCAAAGTCTTCCGCCATAATCATGCGGTCACCGCCCGCCACATCGTATGGATAACCATCCGCAGGCATGTTGTCCCCAAAGATCCGTGCCAACACACGGAACTCCTGACGCTGTGCATAGTGCAGGCGTTTATGAATAGCCGACATAACCTTCATGCCGCGCTCAAGCATAGCCACTGTGGTCCCTACAGGAGCCTCTGTGTTGCCGTCACCCGTCTGCTGGTCTGCCAGTGATACAAAGCGTCTACCGCCCTCTATAAGGGCTCCTAGAAGCTGTGCCAGCGTTCCTGACGGCTCCTTGTACGGAAGCGGAATAATCGCGTCTCTGATGTTGCCACCAGGGGCGTCAATGTCCCGCCATTCTCCAGGTTGTAAGGGTTCGTCGTCATTACGAACCCTTACGCCCCGAGCCTTGAACCCAGCGGGGAGGTTCGCTAGAGTCCCGGCGTCGATCAACTGGCGAAGAATACTCGTAGCAGCGCGGCCCAAACCACCAATCATGTGGATCAAACCAAAGCCGTAGAACCCCAGACCAGGCATAAACTTGTAGTGAACAAAGTACTGCTGCTTTTTAGCAACCTCTGTGCCCTCTTCAAAGTTCCGACGTACAGCAAGGACCTCACCAGAACCCTCATCAATCGTCACAATGTACGGCAAGGCGATACCCGTGGGCTCCCCAGTAGGAGACATGTCCTCAAAGCCTTCAATGTCTAGATCGACATGCATCTCAAGAACTGTGAAAACTTCATCAGTGTAGGTCTTAGAAGTACCCTGCAGTTCGTCGATCTTCTGACGAACCTCGTCCTCGCCCTCATCGTACTTGCTTAACTCTACGTCACGGTAGAAACCAGCAATCTGCATCTTGCGTACTTCGTTAGCATCCATCCGCAGAACATGAGTAACACGAGACGCCGTAGCCAAATCAGAGGCAGCATAAGGTACAACTAGATCTTGAGCAGGGATAAACTTGGACACCGCCCGTTGCTTGGCCTGGTCAAAGTATACCTTCTTAAAGGTAGATCCCGACAGCGGTAAATAAAACAGAAGCTGATCCATATCCGGATCGAACTCCTCCATGACTTCCATAATCTGGTAGTTCATGAAATCCTTGACACGAGCAGCTTGCTCCTCGCGCTGGGCATCCTGCAAACCCAAGACCTGAGTCTTTACAGGCCCACCAGAAGGCAAAAGCTCTTTGTAAGCCTGCGCCTGAAACTGAGTAACACTCTCCGCAATCAGCGGGTGCGTGACGCCAGACGCTCCTTCAAACGGGACAGTACGCTCTTGGTACTTAACTCCAAGCTGATCCAAACCCTTTGTGTAAGTCTCTTCCCACTCTGAACGAGATTCCATATCGTCTTCAAAAGACGCTCTAAGGTCCGTCGAAATTTCCCCAAGATACCCATCGTCTAAATACTCCGCTAAGTTCGCGTTATGAGGAACCTGCTCCTCTTGTCCCGCAGACATCATCATTT